TTGGTTGGCAACGTAGAATTTTTTCAACATGTCCTCACTCCGAGCGGAGCCGATCCATGAGCATGCGACATCTGACCAAGTGTCCCACTCAGACACGGCACGAGGCTCACGGTCTCCATCCTTGTAGGCAAATGTGTTTACCATCTTACCAAGGATAGGTTTGTCAGCCGCTGTGGGGGCCGGTACAGGAGCCTTTTGCTTCACCACTGGTTCTGGCTTAGGCTTTTCCTTTACCTCTTCCTGCCGGGCCTCTCCTTCGCTCTGAGGTAGGTCTTCACCCGCATAGATGTAATGACCCAAACCGTGATAGCTAATTGCCTTAGCCAACCCACGCTGAAACGCCGTGTTAATTGAGAAGGCATCTGGGTTTTGGATTGCCTTGTTGCGGTAGTCCAGCACAGGGAATAGTTCCGTTGCACTAATCCCATCAACATCAACCGTTACTTGAACGAATGAGTACCCAGCATCATCCCTTATGCAGGGTGAGCCATCAGGCTGTATGTGTTTGGTAAATGTTGCCTCTGGATAGTGGCTCTTCAATACACCCCAAGCCCATGCCCATGACAGGTATGTCAGCCCGTTCTTCTTTTCTGTGTGATCATTAACATTGATCGCTGATAGTGTCTTCCATACAGACATTATGTTCTCCATCCTTTAAATTGCTCACAGAACTCTGCGACATTGCAGTAGTTCCCTTCACACCGGGTCTTATCGCCCTTGCGAAATTCTATCTCCAGTTTCTTATCGCTGGACGCAACGTGTTCATTGGCGTCTTCTTCGCTATCCCATAGCTTCAACGCTCTCTTCTTTCCCTTCTCCTTCACGGCCCATTGGTTGGGCTTTGCCCATTGATCTCCGTCAGAACAAAGGGGAACCTTGTCATACAAATCGTAGTCCATCTGAGCGGACTGATGTACGTCGATACGATCATAGATATAATCTTCGCGTTCCTTCTCGCTCCAAAGGGGAAGTTCCACAATTACGATTGGTGACTGGGGATACTCTTTGTCAAATTGCGCACGGCGTCTCTGCCAGTCTCTGAGTATCGCACAGATGCGCAGCTTGCTAACTTTCTTCTGTCGGTTGGCACCAGCTAATGAGTTCTCTACCAGCCAAGCATAGCAATTCTGCTGACGTTCCCACTCAACCTTGCCAAGGATGACAGACCAAGCAGAGGTAACTTTGTAATCCGTAATTTGAACGGTGCCATCAGGTAAAACCTCTTGATGATCGAGCGCCCCAGACAGGGTCCAGTTAGCAATCTCTGCGTACAGTCGCTCTTCGACTTGGACATTCGCAGGATCGTCGGCGCTCTCCAAAACATGATGGACAGCCGTGCCAAACAAAGCCCAGATCATATCAACTACATCGGTCTCGATCTCTTCGTCATGCAGGTCTTTCATCAACCTGATACGAGGACCATCGATCAATGTCGTGACACTGATGTCTGCCTTGCCTCGTGAGTATTTATCATCTCTGGCAAAGTTTAAGAACGCATCCGGCAGGTTGTGATTGTTTGTAATTTTCATTGTTTTCTCCACTGTTTTGATGTTAGATCATAGGCAGAATGTAAAGTCAAATAGAATGTTTAAGGGTCAATATGAGTCATTTCGACATAACATTTACGGCTCTTGGAGAGCCAGCTTCTAAGGCTAACTCTAGGAAAATGGTTACTATTCGTGGGCGTCCAGCACTCATCAAATCTCAGAAGGCTAGGGATTACGTTAAGCAGTTTGAGCTGCAATGCCCCCAGCTAGAAGTGCCAACGACTGAAGATGTTCAGGTTGAGATGATGATCTACTACGCCAGCCGTAGGCCTGATCTGGATGAGAGCTTGATCCTAGATTGCATGCAGTGCCGCATCTATAAAAATGATCGTCAGGTGAAGCAGAAATTTATATACTGGGGACTGGACCGGGAGAACCCAAGAACAATAATTCGTGTCCGCTCATGTGATGTAAAAGATATTCCAGACTACCTTGTTATCGGTAGAGTATAGGTAGTCGATAAATTATAACGGTAGAGTATATTATAATATAATATATTAGGCGGGAAAAATATGACCCGTTGACTGGTGCCGTTTTTGTCTCGTATGATCGCCGGATCAGAGTAGGAGAATAGCCGTGCAAATCGAACAACAAGTTCGTGGCGAGGCTTACAGATTAGGGCAAGGACAACACAAAATAAAATGCCCAAGCTGTAGCCATGGCCGCAAAAACAAACACGATAAAACGCTTTCTCTCCGCATAGAACAAGACAAGATACTTTTTAACTGCTGGCACTGTGATCAGGAGGGAATTGTACCTATGCGGGAGAAGTTGCCAGAGACTAGGAAAGTGGAGCCAATGTCCGTAGCAAAGAACGTAAACAAGATGCCTCTATCAGGAGCTGCATTAGCTTGGTTAGCTAGCCGTGGTATCAGTGAAGCCACGGCCTTAAAGGCTGGATTAGTATCAACCAAATCATGGATGCAGCCTGTCGGGAAAGAGACAGAGAGCATCATGTTCCCTTACACAAACAAGGGACAAGAGTACGCATACAAAGTCAGATCGATTGAAACCAAAGCATTCATCTGCAACGGTGCGCCTCAAACCTTCTTCAACATTGAAGCGGTTCAACGCAACGACGATCTCATAATTTGTGAGGGGGAGATGGACGCGCTGGCCTACATGGAAACAGGATACGAGAGTGTAGTGTCCATACCAAATGGTGCAGTAAACAAGATTACTAACGGGGCAATCGACCCTAAAGATGATAACAAATTCAAGTTCTTATGGGCTGCTGAGAAGAAAATAAAGTCGGCAGCTCGTGTGATAGTGGCACTCGACAATGACGAGGCGGGTCAGGCTACATCAGAGGAAATCGCTAGGCGCATAGGTAAAGACAGATGCTTCAAGGTTGAGTACCCAGAAGGGTGCAAGGATGCCAACGATGTGTTGATGAAGCACGGTAAGGAAGCTGTTGATGAAATCATCGTAGGTGCAAAGGCATGGCCTATCGCTGGTCTGTTTGATGCGTCCCATTTCTATGAAGAGATAGATGACATATACGAAAAAGGTATGGGCCGTGGCGAGAGTACTGGGTACGATAACGTCGATGAATTATACACGATTGTTACAGGCCAGTTGACAGTTGTTACAGGACATCCATCATCAGGTAAGTCAGAGTTCATAGATCAGATCATGGTGAACATGGCACAAAATATTGGATGGAAGTTTGCAATCTGCTCATTTGAAAATGAGCCACGCATCCACATCGCAAAGTTGATAAGCAAGTATACGCGCAAGCCATTCTTTAAAGGTGCAACAGAAAGGATGACTGAAGACGAGCTGACTGTCGGTAAGGATTTTGTTCAATCGCACTTTTCTTTTCTTTACCAAGCGGACGGATCGCTATCCTCTGTTGAAAGCATCATCGAAAGGTTGCGGGTTGCTGTAATGCGGCATGGTATCAGGGGTGCCATCATAGACCCATACAACTACATCCAAAAGAATGGAGACATAAGCGAGACCGACTGGATATCAGAAGTCCTGACTAGGCTTCGCGTGTTCGCCCAGTCTCATGGTATACACCTTTGGTTTGTTGCACACCCCACAAAGATGATGCGGGATCTCAAGACTGGCAAGGTGCCAGCACCAAAGGGGTATGACATATCAGGGAGTGCGGCTTGGTTCGCAAAGGCTGACGTTGGACTAACGGTTCACAGACCAAACCCATCAGGTTCTAGGGTGTCTGAGGTTCATGTGTGGAAGTGTCGGTTCTCTTGGATAGGCAAGCAAGGCGATACCAACCTTGAGTTTGATGTGCCGACATCGACCTATAAGAAGTATGTCCCTGATCCCATACTGGACGCACCAACCCCATACACTGAAGTGGATAATGATTATCCATTCTAATGTTGACGGCTATTTGTGGTGGTGCTACATGTTGTGTCAGTACATTGATCCGCTTCTATATGTTCTCCTTTGTGTGTGACTTCTTTGAATGTTAGAAGGCAATGTTCTCCACTCTGAACTTCAGGCCACCTTCGGGTGGCCTTTTTTCTAATGAACAGTATTGCCCCCATCCATATTGAATACGTCCTTGAGTGTTTCACCAGTCATGTGAGATATTATATCCCACTCACTTTGTAGGTTGTATGCGAGAACGATGTTTGTGATTAACGCGGTAACCTCTTGAGGGGATGCCTGTTCAGGCATGTACGATAAGATTTTTAGTATCTCTTCAAAACTTAATACATCATCCATGCTTGAACCCACATCGTTTTTTAGATCACTCAATTCATCAGCTCCCTCATTACGGTATCCTTTATCCTTCTGCGTAGCAAACTCTCGCAGCGGGAGAATTCTTTTTGATAGGATAGTACAGCATCATCTGAGGTTTTGTACCTCATTACCCAGCCAGCTTCGATATCTGGTTTCTTGTCTTTGATCTTGAGTGCGACCACTGACCAAGCCCTGATGCCGTCATCGTTAATGCGAGACAGTCTGCGCTCCTGAGAGTTCATGATGAACCTCATGCCATCACCAGCCTTAACTCGTGAGATACCTTTATCATGAACCTTCTTTACCCATGTGGCTGGTAGGTGAACATCAACATCTGACATGTAAGACCTTTGTAGATTGGCGGATACCCCACCGCTAAGGCTTGATGTGACATACCAAGAAAAGGATGGGAACGCGCACTTCAACTCTGTTGATGCGTACAAATCTGTCGCTTCCATGGCTTTATCTATGACAGTCTTTTGTATGTTGCGGGACTTCATTTTTAATTTGATGGAATGCAAGGAAATAAATAAACCACCAGCGTACTTAGCAGACAATCTCATTTGACCTTCTGATAGAATTTTTAGTCCGAATGGCGCGTCTTCATAGTCAAAATTCTTCCATTGATACTGATGAGGATTTTCTGATATCTTTTTTATCTCCTCGACCGAGAAGCCGTTAATCGTCAGGAATACTTTTATGTTTGCTTTGAGTTGCTTTATTCTAAGGTAGTTTCTTAATTGTGCTTCCATGTTCTTCACTCCTTTTTTATTTTCTAGTGGCAAGTTCTCCACCACAACTGTAGTAACCACATCCATCCACCCAGTTATCTATATGCTCTGGGTTTGATTTTATTCTTGCTGCTTTCAGTAGACACATCATGACCGAAACATCTACGGCACTCACATGGACGCCCAAATGGATTGACCAATAAGCACCTATGGTTTCAAAGTTATCCTCCATATCACCGTGATCAGATGCCCTGTCTTCCGTCACATACTGTTTAGCCTTGTCTAGTATCTGACCTCGCGTCATGTTCGTCATGGTTTTATTCCCTATATGTTTATGCCCTGCATCCTGAGCTTGCTTGTGTATTCACGCAACTCATTTCTGGCACGTTGCAGGTCTTGTTGAATGTTGGGGTGTTGCTCGACGCGATTAACCTCGCGCTCGTATTTATTAACTTCATTTCTTAGGAACCTCAGTTCCGCTTGCTGCTGCAAGTTCAACACCTCGTCACCCATTACTCAAACCCTCCGGTCTTGCCCTTGGGCGCATAGATGAACTCGCTTGATCTGATTGAGTGCAGTTCATGTGAACATCTTTTGGGTTGTCGTAGAT